ATTGAAATTTTTAGCCTAAAGGAATAAAATGTCAGACTATCGGAACATATCAGCAACTACTAACCTAAAGACTTCAGCCGGTAAGCTGAAGGGTATCTTCGTAAGCGCAGCTAGTTCTACGCCTACCATTACAATTTACGATTCACCTGCCGCTACCACGACTAAAACAATTATCAGTGTATTTACCCCTACTGCGGCTACTATGTATCCTTTGATGCCGTCTGAAGGTGGTATTTTCTTCTCCAATGGGCTATATGTAGTAATCAGCGGAACGGTAGCAGCTACATTTATATACGAGTAAACTATGGCTAATAAAAAGATTACCCAGTTACCAGCAGCCACTACGCCCCTAGCAGGGACGGAGGTGTTTCCTATAGTACAGGGCGGCGTTACTAGCCAAGTAGCTATTAGTGACTCAATACCGGCGACTGCTGTAACAGCAGGAGCGTATGGCTCAGCTACTGCGGTTGGTACGTTTACTGTTAACGCACAAGGTAGGCTAACCGCAGCAGCTACGACAACCATCGCCATACCTGCTACTCAGATAACGAATGGAACTACAGGAAGCGGTGCGGTAGTATTAGCAACAAGTCCTACGCTAGTAACGCCTGACCTTGGTACTCCTACGGCTCTTGTAGGTACAAACATAACAGGAACAGCCGCAGGGTTAACTGCTGGAACGGTAACTACTAATGCTAATCTGACCGGCGGGGTTACTTCAGTCGGTAATGCTGCTACTGTAGTCACAAATGCCAACTTAACTGGTGAAGCTACCTCAACAGGTAATGCTGTTACTCTGGCTAACTCTGCCGTTATTGGCAAAGTAATTACTGGGTACGTTTCTGGGGCTGGAACAGTCGCCGCCACTGACTCTATTCTTGCAGCTATACAGAAGCTAGATGGAAATAATTCTACTAATGCTAATCTGACAGGCCCTATAACTTCAGTAGGTAATGCGACTAGTATAGCCTCTCAAACAGGCACTGGAACCAAATTCGTAGTAGATACTAGCCCAACGCTAGTAACGCCTGACCTTGGTACTCCTACGGCTCTTGTAGGTACAAACATAACAGGAACAGCCGCAGGGTTAACTGCTGGAACGGTAACTACTAATGCTAATCTGACAGGTGAAGCAACTTCAGTAGGTAATACAGCCACTCTGACCAACTCGGCTGTGATCGGCAAAGTTATTACAGGCTTCACCTCTGGTGCTGGAGTAGTAGCTGCTACAGACACAATTCTGCAAGCTATTCAAAAGCTAAACGGTAATACCGCAGCTTCTGGAAGTGGTACAGTAACTTCAGTTTCTGTAGTCACAGCTAACGGCATATCAGGAACTGTAGCAACACCTACTATTACTCCGGCGATCACGCTAAGCCTAACCACGACAGGTACAGGAACTACTTATGTAGCTAGCACTAGCCCTACAATCACTACGCCGGTTATAGCGCAGATTAACGATGCTAGCGGTAACGCTGAAGTTAAGTTTTCGTCAATAGCAAGTGCGGTTAACCAAGTAACTATTGAAAACTCAGCTACTGGGCTACCGCCGCACTTAAGTGCAACAGGTACAGATGCTAACGTAGCCCTGCATATATCAGGTAAGGGAACAAGCCGTGTAGTTGTGCAAGACGGTACTGATGGCACAAAAAGAATCGCTATAGACCCTAGCGGAGCTACTACTGGCACAGTTTTAACTCTGGCTGGAAGTCAAACTGTAGCTAGGACTTTAACCTTTCCAGATGCTACCGATACTTTGGTTGGAAAAGCAACAACTGATACGCTAACTAATAAAACTTTAGTAGCTCCTGCTCTTGGGACTCCTGCGAGTGGTGTAGCCACTAATCTTACAGGCCTACCCCTAACAACAGGTGTAACAGGGGCATTGCCTATTGCTAATGCTGGAACAAACATAACCACATACACAACTGGAGATATTCTTTACGCTTCAGCCACCAACGTTTTATCTAAGCTTGCTGCTGGATCTAATACCAATGTATTAACACTTGCGGCTGGAGTACCAGCTTGGACTGCCCCAGCAGGAGGCGGAGCCGCTCTAAGTAACGACACAACTACTGCTACTGATGTATACCCAATGTTCGCTGCTGCCACAACAGGCACACCTACGACAGTTTACACAAGCAATGCTAAACTACTGTACAAGCCCAGCACTGGTGAATTTCAAGCGTCAGTCCCAGTAGCGTTAAATGGACTGTTTGTAAATGCAACTACATTGGTGGCGAGTTATACTGTTGCTTCTGGTCAAAGCGCACAAAGTGTTGGTGGAACAAGTGGTTTCACAATACCCGGTGGTTTAAGCGTCACACTCTCCAGCGGTTCGCGTTGGGTTGTACTTTAAGGATAATATATGTCAAGCGTAATAGTAAGCGGAGATACATCGGGCAGTATAACTCTCAGCGCACCTGCGGTAGCAGGTTCTAGCGTACTCACTCTCCCTGTCGCTACCGACACATTAGTAGGGAAGGCTACGACTGATACGCTGACGAATAAGACTTTGACAGGCGCAGTATTTACAGCCATGCCAACGACAACTACTGCACAGAGTATGGTTAGGTTAACAGGCTCTAGTGGGTTTGGTTCGACCAACACAGCCATTTGGCGGTTTACCACATCAGTAACCAATCAAGGCTCTGATATTACTTATGCTGCATCGGCTACTGCTGGTGATACTTTTACGGTGAACACTAATGGTATTTATTCCATTACCTACACCAATCAATTTAATTCTGCGTTGTGGATTGGCATATCGCTAGGGGCTTCTGGTGCGGATTTAACTGCTAATGTATTCAATATCGCAGCAAGTAAGATTCTCGCAGCCGATGTTACAGGTGGTGTTAATAGTGCTGCCTCAGTAACATGGACAGGTTATCTTCCTAGCACTTCTGTACTTATGGCTCACACCAACCCATCTGCTACAGCTGGAACATCGACAGCAGCAGTTAATTTCACAATAGCACGAATAGCATAGGATAAAACATGGCAAGCACGATAGCAGCATCAACAGCAGGTAGCGGTGGGATAATCCAGACAGCAGACAGTTCTGGTAATCTCAGCCTCCAATCTGGCACTACCACAATACTAGCCCTCACCTCTACTGGTGTAGCCATCACAGGGACACTAACATCATCTGGTGTGCTAAGTGCTACATCTCCTACGTTTGTAACTCCAGTTATCAACTCAGCAACTGTAGCAACTGTATCTGGTACTGCCCCACTCTATATGTGTCGCGCATGGGTTAACTTCAACGGCACTGGTACTGTGGCTATTCGTGCGAGTGGGAATGTGAGTTCTATCACGGATAACGGCACTGGTGATTACACTGCAAACCTCACAACAGCTTTAGTTGATGCTAATGGAAGTGTAGTTGGTGGTGGTTTTTATTATTCTGGTTTTAATTCAAGTGGTGAAGCGGTGCAATGTGCATTATCTACAACAAGTGCCGTAAGAATTCGCACTGGTTCTACATCGGCAACGGTTGATTTTTCATTTGTAAATATTGCAGTATTTAGATAGGACACCCAATGAAAAGAATAATCTACCAAACAGAATCAGGCGGTGTAGCAGTTATAGTACCAACCGACACTATTGAAGCCTGTATGAAGGATATACCAGAAGGCGCAGTCTACGAGATAGTAGACACAGACACAGTACCATCAGATAGAACTTTTAGGGATGCGTGGACATGGGCATAAATATAGACTTTGGCAAAGCAGTAGCCATCACTCAAGATAGACTTAGAGCAGAACGCAAGCCACTCATGGAAGCACAAGACGTTCTATTCCAACGAGCATTAGAATCAGGCGCAGACACTAAAGCTATAGTATCTGAGAAGCAACGACTAAGAGATATAACCAAGATTAGCGTTACCACATTGGATGAGTTGAAAACATTAAACGCAAAGGTAGGGATTTAATATGAGCCTAATCTTATCAGGGGACACTGGTGTCCCAGTAACCACAGTAACAGGAACTCTGCCAGTAGCTAATGGTGGGAGTGGAGTCACTACTAGCACAGGAAGCGGTGCTAACGTATTAGGGACTTCTCCTAGCATCTCAGGGGCTGTCTTGTCTACTATGGCTAGTAGCGTTATTACTTCAGGTGCATCGCAAGCCTCTACCTCAGGTACATCTATTGACTTCACAGGTATACCTAGTTGGGTTAAGCGTATTACTGTGATGTTTAATGGGGTTAGTACAAACGGAACTTCGCTTACATTATTACAACTTGGTACTAGTGGCGGTATTCAAACATCTGGATATGTGGGAAGTGCCACTTATGTTGGCGGTGGAGCAGCATCAGTTAATTTTAGTACGGGTTTCTCTATAAATACAGGTCTTGCGTCTGTTGTTTTACAAGGGATTATAACTTTTACTTTAATGGATTCAGCAACAGGACTTTGGTGTATGTCAGCTACTCTAGGTAATTCAGATGTAGCTTATCTACGATTAAGCGCAGGTTCAAAAACATTGTCAGGCACACTAGACCGAGTTCGCATCACCACAGCAAACGGCACAGACACCTTCGATGCTGGCTCTATAAATATACTTTATGAGTAATATGTACACTAGATTCCTAATCTACTTCATCCTAGACCTTACAATTAACCTTGTAGGCTTTACAATTAACCCCTTCCTGCCTATCTTTGCTGATAGCGATGGCAACCTACCCTCATGGCTACGTTGGTTTCAGACCTACGACTCTACGCTAGATGGGACTGAACCACGATTCATTGAATCAACTAGCTGGCTTAGAACTGATGGTGTCGCTAAAAACTTCATCTGTACCTACATACTGCGTGTCATGTGGCTGTATCGTAACAATGCGTATGGATTTGCTTACTCAATACTAGGCGCTCCGCTACCATTAATGGTACTATCCGAGGAAGGCATTAACCCTTCTGATCGTGCGCCTGCTGTTGAAGGTGAGTACCTGGTTAAGTACGATGGGTACTTTCAGTACAAGTTTGTGAAGGATCGCGGTAATGGCAAGTGCTATGAGGCGAGTATTGGCTGGAAGCCCTCCGGCCAGTTTGTATGCAGATGGACACCATTTAGAAAGTTTAACGGATGATAACTTTAACAGCTAGTCCCTTCATGCAGTTTACAACAACTGCTGGCGCACCGCTAATCGGTGGAAAGGTATACACATACGCAGCGGGGACTACAACTCCTCTGGCTAGCTATACCGACAATACCGGAGCTACAGCTAATACTAACCCTGTGATACTTGATACCAGGGGTGAGGCAGCTATTTGGCTATCTCCTGCTTCGTACAAGTTTGTGCTTAAAGACTCTAATGACTTAACTATATGGACTTCCGATAATCTGGGTGGGCTTAACATTAGCCCAGCCTTTACCGGTGTGCCTACAGCCCCTACTGCAATAAGCGGTACTAACACTACTCAGCTAGCCACTACAGCTTTTGTACAGCTAAGCGCTGTAGCAGCCATACCGGTAGGAGGTATAATCCTGTGGAGTGGATCGGTAGCCTCTATACCGGCTGGATGGCTGTTGTGCAACGGAGCGTATAGTACCCCCAATTTAGCCGATAGATTTGTAATTGGCGCGGGTAATCTTTATGCACCTGCTGCTGCTGGGGGTAGTACAGATTCTATTGTACCAAGCCATAACCATACTATAACAGATCCAGGCCACGTACATACCTATTCAAAAGCAACTAGTACCGCGCCGCAGTCAGGTACTACTACACAGTGTTTTACTTCTAATTCAACAGACAACACAGGTTCCGCATTTACAGGCATCACCATAGACACAGCAGGCGTAAGCCCAGTAAATGCTAATATGCCACCATACTACGCTTTATGCTATATAATTAAGACTTAAACTGCACTAGCTCAGTTAGCTAGGGATTCTTAGGAGTCAAAATGGAAGAAATAGCGGAAGTACCCGCGTCGGAACCGGTTGTCACGACAACACCGGAACCTGTAGAAGTGTCGGAAGCCAAGTCATTCTCTCAGGAGGAACTTGATGCAGCTATTGGTAAGAGGCTTGCAAGAGAGCAGCGAAAGTGGGAAAGAGATCGTCCACAAGCGCCTGTTGTTGTACCGCCTATTGAGCAGTTTGAAACTGTTGATGCTTATGCCGATGCACTGGCTCTGAAGAAAGCAGAACAGCTACTCGTAGAACGGGACAACAAGAAGCAACAGTCGGACATTCTTGAGGCTTATCACGAGAAAGAGGAAGATGCAAGGACTAAGTACGATGACTTTGAACAAGTCGCGTACAACCCAAGCATACGAATTACTCCCATGATGGCAGAGGCGATTCAGTCCTCCGAGGCAGGGCCAGATGTAGCATACTATCTTGGCGCTAATCCGAAGGAAGCGGAGCGTATCTCACGTTTGTCACCAATCTCGCAGGCTAAAGAGATAGGAAAATTGGAAGCCAAGTTGGTTTCTGACCCACCAGTAAAAAGAACGTCTAGCGCCCCTGCACCGATTACACCAGTTACTGCCAAAAGCAGTGGCTCACCGGCGTATGATACAACTGACCCTCGTTCTATGAAAACTATGACGACTACAGAATGGATCAACGCCGAAAGAGCAAGACAGGTAAAGAAGCAGGAGTCTAAGACATATTGATATATTTGAGGAGAATAAAACATGGCGAATAGCCTTTTAACGATTGACATGATCACACGCAAGTCATTGGAAATATTAGAAAATAACTTGGTGATCACCCGTAACTGTAACCGTGCCTACGACGACTCTTTTGCCGTTGAAGGTGCAAAAATTGGATCTACTCTGCGTATCCGTCTACCAGATCGCGCTCTAGTAACTGATGGAGCCGCCCTGCAAGTACAGGACGACAATGAGCAGTACACAACCTTGACCGTTTCTTCGCAAAAGCATATCGGCATTAACTTCACAAGCGCCGAGCTGACAATGCAATTAGACGACTTCGCGGAACGTGTACTTAAACCGCGTATCTCCCAGTTGGCCTCTAGCATCGACAATGACGTAGCTAATGCTTACAAGAGCATTTACTCCTCTGTTGGTACTCCTGGTACTACTCCTTCTACCTCTTTGGTATTGCTCCAAGGTAACCAAAAGATGAACGAGTACGCATCGCCAATGAGCAACCGCTATGCAACTGTAAACCCAGCAGCTAACGCTAACTTGGTTGAAGGCATGAAGGGCTTTTTCAATCCGTCCGGCACTATCTCCCGTCAGTTCAAGAACGGTATGATGGGCGAAGGCGTATTGGGCTATGATGAAGTCAATATGTCACAGTCTATCGTAACTCACACCACCGGTACACGTTCAACCGCTGATACTATTCTGGTTAACGGTACTGTTAGTACGCAAGGCCAAGCTACCATCAGTATCGACGGTGGTACTGGTTCTGCTACAGTAGTACAAGGTGACGTGTTTACAGTGTCTGGTGTATACGCAGTGAACCCACAAACTCGCCAAACTACCGGCAGCTTGCAACAGTTCGTTTGTACTGCTACTAACACTGCTGCTGGCGGCGCATGGACTAGCATCGCAGTATCACCTGCTATGTACACTTCAGGTAATGCTCTAGCAACTATTGATGCGTTCCCGGTGGATGGCGCGACTATCACCTTTACTGGTGCTGCTTCGACTGCGTACCCGCAAAACTTGCTGTATCAGAAGGATGCGATTACCTTTGCAACTGCCGACTTGCTGCTTCCACAAGGAGTAGATATGGCCTCACGTCAAGTTCATAATGGCATTTCGATGCGTATTGTTCGTCAATACGACATTAACAATGACCGTATGCCTTGCCGTATAGACGTATTGTACGGATATTCAGTCATCCGTCCGCAAATGGCTGTTCGTATGTGGGGGTAGTCTATGAGCTACGTTCTAGGTAATTTAGTTAAACAGTCTGTTATCTCGGTAACGCTGTCACCTGCTGCTGCTTTGGCTAACACCACAGCAGAGCAAACCTTTACTGTCAACGGCCTTCTGGCCGGTGACGTACTAGGTTGCATCAACAAGCCCACAGCGCAAGCTGGTCTGGGTATTGTTGGATGCAGGGTTTCAGCAGCGAATACTTTAGCGATAACTTTTAGTAATAATACAGGAAGTTCTATTACGCCTACCGCCTCGCAAGTGTACAAGGTGGTGCTTAGTAGACCCGATAGTAGTATTACCGACGGTAACATTTAAGGAGAAATAGTATGGCGTATCAAATAGGTGATGGTAATTCAGGTGAAACCACGAACGTAGGTCGTTCAGGCGTACCTGTTCAAATCGGAGGCACAGCAGCTACTCTTGTTGGGTTTTACGGAGCAACACCCGTAGCTCAGCAAGCAACTGTAGCGGCAGGTACTGATGCAGCAACAACACTAACTTGCGCTAATGCGTGTCGTACTGCATTGCGTGCTTTAGGTATCATGGCGTAAAAATGTCGGTACTCATCGCAACACCTAGCTATGATGGTCAGGTTTGCGGTGAGTACCTACATTCTATGTTAAGGGCTGCTAGTACAGTAGACTTTGAACTAGCTCTTATTGCAGGGGTACACTTTATAGATACCGCCCGCGATATTGCAGCAGTTAAATTGCTTGATTCTAAGCACGAATATTTAGTCTTTATTGACTCAGATTTAGGTTGGGAAGGTGACGCGATTAATCAATTAATCTCGCACAAGAAGGACATAGTAGGTGGGGCGTATCGGATTAAGAATGATACGGAGCTGTATCCCGTAACCTACCGAGAAGCACAAGGCAAACTGATAAGGGCTAATAGCCTGCCTGGGGGCTTTTTGTGTATACATAGAAGCGTTATAGAACGCATGGCTGGCGCATACCCTAGCTATGAGTGTGTAGTTAAAGGTGCATTTAAACGTGTACCAGCATTATTTAGCAGAGTATTGATGGATGACCGCATGGTGTCTGAGGACATAATGTTCTGTAAACGGGCTGTAGCAGCAGGGTATGATCTCTGGCTAGATCCAGACATAACCTTTGGGCATATCGGCAGTAAGTCTTTTATCGGCAATTTTGCCAGCTATTTAGAAGGACAAGCATAATGGTAATTTATTTAAAGCACGCGGTACACGGCACTAAGGTAGCTATCAGTGACGCGGAAGCAACAGAAGATGCAAAGCACGGTTGGATGGTGTATACTCACGATACGCCTAAAGTCGCGGCTCCTGTAGAGGAAGTAATTAAACGCAAACGGAGCTAAGATGACAACAGCGGGAGATCAAATCAATGCAGCGCTACGCCTAATTGGGCAGCTAGCGGAGTCTGAACAGCCGTCAGTAGCTACAGCGCAAGATGCGTTAGCCGCTATGAATCAGATGCTTGACTCATGGAGTACCGAACGGTTAGCTGTATTCTCAACTCAAGATCAAGTATTTACATGGCCTGCTAGTACGCTATCTAGAACTCTAGGGCCTACCGGTGACTTCGTAGGCAACAGACCTATACTGCTAGATGACTCCACATACTTTAGAGATGCGTCTACAGGCGTGTCTTTTGGTATTAAAATAATCAATCAACAACAATATAACGGTATCGCTGTTAAGACTGTAACCAGCACTTATCCGCAGGTTATCTGGATTAACATGACCTACCCTGATATTGAGATGTATGTCTATCCAAAGCCTACAAGGGATTTAGAGTGGCACTTTGTTTCTGTAGAAGTGCTAGATCAGCCTGCTACGCTTGATACTGTGCTTTCATTCCCGCCAGGATACATGAGGGCGTTCAAGTATTGCCTAGCCTGCGAAATAGCAGCCGAGTTTGGCGTAGAGCCGTCTCCGACTGTATCCCGTATAGCTATGTCATCTAAACGTACACTTAAACGTATAAATAACCCTGACGACATAATGAGCTTACCGTATTCAATAGTAGGTACACGTCAACGGTTCAATGTCTTTGCTGGGAACTATTAATTGAAAACTGGAATATTTACGCTTTGCTACGAGATAGGCTTGATGCGCTTCTTCAGGCGTATCAAAGCCGGATATACGCGTAGTAACGCCGTTAATCATTATTTGCATACGCCATTTACCTTGATGCGCGGATACGCCAAGAATAGCAGCCTTATTGTTCTTTTTAGCTTTAAATACGTTATGCAAGTTTTCAGACCTTGTAACATCTCTAAGATTAGTAAAAGCGTTATTAAGCCTGTTACCATCAATATGGTCGATATGATTAATAGGCCACTCATTTGTCATATAAAACCAAGCCAATCTATGAGTCAGTCTTTTTTTATTATAAATAGATATACTACTGTAGCCACTACTATGTCGGCTACCCGCAACTTTGCCTATAAGGTCTGGGCGAGAGCTTCTTTTTATCCAAGTAAAAAGGCCTGTATTAGCGTCATAGCTCAAAACTTCTTTAAGATAATCTATAGTAATTTCAGTCATAATATTACTCCTTTTAATAATAACAATAAGTTTACCATACTGGGGGTAAAATGAAAACTGGAATATTGGGGCAAGCATACGTCGCTAGGTCTATAAATGCCGCTGACAATAGATGCGTAAATCTGTTTCCAGAGGTAGTTACCGAGGGCGGTAAGGAAGCAGCGTATCTTAACAGAGCGCCAGGACTTAGCCTTCTAGCCACGGTAGGTACTGGCCCCATACGGGGCTTGTGGTCGTTTGGGTACTTTACTTATGTAGCTAGCGGGACTGAGCTGTACAGCGTAGATTCTAACTGGACAGCGCTTCTATTAGGTACTATAGAAGGTACGGGGCCAGTATCCATGTCGGATAACGGTACTCAGCTATTCATAGCTTGTAATCCGAAGGGTTACATCTACAACTCGTTTACGACAGCTTTCGCGCAGATTACCGATGCAGACTTTCAGGGTGCTGTGACTGTAGCCTTTCTAGACGGCTACTTTGTATACAATCAGCCTAACTCACAGAAGCTATGGATTACTAGCCTGTACGATGGCTCGTCTATAGATCCGTTGGCGTTTGCTAGTGCGGAAGGCTCGCCCGATGGTCTGATAGCTATAATAGTTGACCATAGAGAAGCGTGGCTCTTCGGTACTAACTCCGTAGAGGTGTGGTACGACGCAGGTCTACCTGACTTTCCGCTAACCCGTATTCAGGGTGCGTTTAACGAAATTGGATGCGCTGCTGCGTATTCAGTAGCTAAGCTAGACAATGGTGTGTTTTGGCTAGGTGCAGACGCTAGAGGTAGAGGCGTGGTGTATAGGTCACAAGGCTACAGCGGTGTACGTATCAGTACACACGCGATAGAATTTGCTATTCAAGGGTACGGAGTTATCTCAGACGCGATAGGTTATACCTATCAGCAAGAAGGCCATCCTTTCTACGTGCTAGTCTTTCCAACAGCTAATGCTACTTGGGTATACGATGCAGCTACCGGTGCATGGCATGAAC